TGTTGCTTGGCTTGCGAGGTCGTCTTGTTCGCAGACCATGCATCGTACAAAATCTTCACTAGTCGAGCATCGTAGGCTTGACTCAGGTCTTGTTCGGTCAGTCCGTAGGCATCACTGGCCCACTTTCGTAATTCCTGTTTCTCTGCCTTGGCAACCTCTCGATCTGACCACGCAGGGATCAATTCGTTCAACTGCTGGCGTTGTGTGTCGAGGTGTTGAGCAAACTGTTGTTGCTGCAGATGCTGCTGTTCTGATTGCAGGTACTGCATCTGCTGGGCACGTTCCTGCCGTGCCAGTTGTCGGTCCCGTGCTGCGTCTTTCTCTAAGACAAATTGAACTGGGTCTTCATGTCGCAACCGTTCCCATGCTTGCGGATCTGCAGTCCAGGCAGGTTCGGGGATGTCGGGTTGCTGCTGTAAATTCTGAGCAAACTGATTGAGTTGCTGGACTCGTTGAGCGTAATCCTGTTGCAGGGCCTCGGCCTCTTTGCGTTGCTGTGCCAACTGCTGGGTCTTGCGAGTATAGTCACTCTGTCGGCTGTACCCCTTCTGCAGCTCATCGAGGGAGACTTCAACCTCTTCCCCATCAATGATGACCTTGTAGAGTTCTGGTTGACGAACTTCTACTTCTTCTTGTTCTTCTTCTTCTTGTACATCATCGTCGTACTCGTCTTGGGGTTCTTCGATCTCGTCCGGTTCTTCTTTGGGTGTCGTACCTAGCAAAGCATCAAACTTATCTGCTACCAGCATGTCAGGTGTTTGAGGTGTTCCATCGTTTGTCACTGGGACATCGACGGAGTCTGCATACTCGGACATTCTTACTCGTCTCCTTTAGAGGTTTGTTTCTTCCTGCGGATACTCCGCTGGACCTGGGCGTTCAGTTCGTTCTGTAAATTGCTTGCAGCATGGTACGCATACCAGCAATGCTCTCGATCCTCGGCAGTCTGCCCCGCAATCCACTGAGTCACTAGGGAGGACTTCAAATCATCGAATGCCTGTTTGACACTCTCTTCCTGCAGAATCTTTTTGGCACTATCACCTACACGGATGATCGGATCGCTCATCATTTCCTTTGTTGTTTGATACACCTGCCGAGTTTGCTGCAGACCTTTGGTGCTGGGCAGGTTGGACAGGGTTTGAACTTGAGGGGGTTGGGCATGGGTTTAATCCAGTAGAGATTCAGGTTCGTCACTGTACAGACTCCGCAGTGCTGCAAGTCCAGCCAGTGGGATGGCAAGGAACTGTCCTTTGCCTCGGATCAATTGCTTGAGGAGTTTGCCTGGGGACATCCCCTGCTTTTCTGCAGACTCTCTGAGCATTCGGTCATAGGTTGCCAAGAAAGGTTCTGGGACTGAGCTGAGTCCGGTTTGCTTTCCACCTCCCAACCATGCTGCAGCTTGATACTGTGCTGGTGCAATCCCCATCCGTCTTGCTTCAATGATTTGGGGTTGCTCAAGGATTGCGTAGGCAGTTGCATCTGCAGGAAGAACTCTTGCGTCATCAGGACTGACGTAGCGACCAATATTTTCAAAATAGTCATCAGGAAGACCTGAACTGACTGCGACCTTTTTGTCTAAGGCAACCAGTTTCTTTTTCTTCCCTTCTCCTTCATAAATCTTTTCCTGTCCTCGGCCCATCCCCTTGTATTCATCAGGGAGACTTTCCCCAGGTTTCAAGCGGATCTTCATCGTTTGTTCAACTACTGGATTCTTCCCAGTGAAGAGTCGGACATTGTGAACATCTGCAGTCACAGGTTCGTAGTTCCCCAGCAGATTCTGGGAATACGACAGCATCTTCTGTGGATCATTCGGTCCAAGTTCATCATAGAGAATTTTTGGTGCAGCACTCATATGTGCTTGATGTGCCAGATGCCCTGGTGCGCCCAGTTTCTTCAGTTCATCACTTGTAATGTTGAAGGCAGTCTCTGGATCATCAAGGAAACGGTTGTAGAAGTACTGACCTCGCTTGATCTGTGGGGCAACTCCTGAACGTGCAGACATTGCTGCACTGGTTTGAATGTATTGGCGGAATCGTTCTTCTCCCAACTCTGGACCCAACTCATCAATAAATGCTTTTCTCAGTGGATTCATGTTGAACCACTCCATGCCCCCCAAACGCAGACCCTCTTCCACTCCCCGATTCATCCGGTTCATGGTTTCTCTGGTCACATAAGGTTCAAATCGTTTCTTGGCAGCAGGGGTTGGATCTCGTCGAGGCAATGCCTTCTGTTCCACATCAGGGACCTCAGACAAATTGCTCAGATCCAAGAAAGTGTCTTTTGGTGGAGTGTACTTGCTCTTGACTGCCTTGGTCCCTGCTTTCTTACGAACACTGGGGGCAACATATCCTGCCTTGACTGCATTGATTCGGTCCTGTGCAGCATAGGCCGCATCACGGTTCAGGTCTGCAGCTTCTACCTCAGAGGGTAGAAACGGGTCACCCAGTAATGCAGTGGGACGTATTGGGGCAATCAGACCCAGATAGTCCAGCAGTTCCATATCATCCAGCAATCCAGGTTGCTCCTGAATGGCTAGGGTGCTTCCTCGGCTTCCGTATCGTCTCATGCTGGCATCTGTCCTGGTGGGGTTTGCTCGTACAACTGCTGTTGTCGCACCTGATCGACTCGTTCTAGTTCTCTGTTTCTCGTCAGTGCATCCAAGAGGGGACTGGCATCAATCGGTTGTCCGTATTTGAAACTGAGTTCCTTGAGTTTGATGAAGAGTTCTGCCTCCATCTCGTCCCTTTTTCTGTCATCTTCCCGTTTCATTTCCTCTTGTCTGTGGGCAATTTCGATTTGTTTGCGTTGGATCTCTGCCTGGGCCAGCATCTCCTCTGGGGAGGGTTGAGGAGGTTCGTTCTGCTGTGCCATCACTTGCTGCATCTGTTGCTGTAGCAAGGCTTGCATCTGCTGCGGTGGTCTCAGGTAACTGCCTGCTTCTGCACCCAGACCCTGGTCTGCAAAGAGTCTCTGCAGTGTCGTGTAGTATTGCTCTGGTCCAACGATGGGGTTCATCGGTCCATACTGGGCAATCAACATCTCTTGCTTGGCAAGTAATCCCAGCAGTGCTTGTCTTCGTTCTTCCTCTGAACCTCGTCCGAGGGGGAGGGTGATGAGGACATCGTAGTCAGAGAAACTTGCAGGATCGACAGGCACAAACTCACCCCTCAATCTCATGATGGTCGGTTGATCCATGTGCTGGAGAATGAGACCGAGCATTCTCTTGTAAAGTGGCTTGAATCCTGACTCGGCAATGTTCCTGGCAATCAGTTCCAGTCTGGCCTGGGCAGATTTCTGGGTTGCCGAGACTGCGATTGCTGTTGTGCTTTGCAGATGCTCTGCATCCAGACCCTGGCTTGCTCGACTGATCCCTGTGCGTTGTTCCTTGATTTCGTCAAGGTATTGCAACAGAGGGAATGCAGCAGCACCGACGAAAGGCATCTCCAGCATTTGAATTGCACCTGCCTGCCGCATCGGGATCAATGCACCGACTTCGTCGTTTGCCAAGTCCTCCCAGTCCACTGCAGATTCTAGGTAACTGATGCGAGGTCTGGTGCTCAGAGACAGAGAGTCGAGCATGTTTCTCATCACGGCACTCTTGATCCTCTGCACATCTGCCAGTTCGTCGTACAAGGACATCCCTCGCCAACTGTGCGGAAGCGGATCTTTTCTGATCAGGATGAAGGGGTGAGAGTCTGCAGGTTCGTTCAGCAGGATTTCGTGGGCAATGCCAATTGTGCAGACCCTCCGCAGTTCGGGAACTCCGTCCCCATCTGCATCGACTCGGACATAACTCTCAACATACTGGACTAGACGGTTACTGGGGTCGGAGTCTGTGTCATCTTCCTCTCTCCAGTTTGGATGTCGCAGATTCCATTCTTCGTTACTGCGGAAATCATCCTCATATCCTTTGTATTGGATGATTTCTTCGTAGGGGTAGCCGAGTTCGACCAGGTCTCCGACTCTCAGCAGTTGTCGGTGTGCGATGATCTTTGCGTCTTCCAAGGAGGTTGCTGTCCGATTGATCAGAAATTCTTCTGGAGGGAGGCATTCTAGTCTTGTTTTGCCTCTGGGAATGCGTCTGGTCAGAGTGACATTGTACAACCCTGGTTGTTCCTCGATCTCCTCCGACTGTGTGACCTCAAACCCTTCCTGAACGAACAGACCAATCTGCAGCTCATCCAAACCCATCAATTCTCTGGTCTGGATGTCATACGTCACTTCATGCCAGCATTTGAGGATGCCCTCGCCCTTAATCAGGCAATCTTTCATTGCGTCTGCGAACACACTGTAGGCATTGCTCTGTTGCATCATCCAGTTCACTAGTTCTGTGGCCTGAGCTGCACCTGCTACGTCTTCGGGACCCCTTGGGATGAACTCGCAAGGTTTCTCATGAGAGAAGAAGACCCGCATCAGAGAGGGAAGGATGCTGTGAACGGCATCATGAACGTCCCTAGAGACAACCTGCGATCTGCCTTCCTCTTCCTGGGGGGAGTCTCCAGAATCGGAGAAGGGAGATCCTAGATAATATCTGAAGGAGGATGCTCGGACGGGAGAAACCTCGTCGCCAATATG